ATGGCGTTGGCGACGCGGCCGACCACATTGCTGTCGGCCTTGTTCAACAACGTCGGCTTGTGCTCAATCGTGAACAACTTCGCGCCGTGCTCGTCGGTCGCTTTCATGATCAGGATGTCCACGAGCAGCTCCATGTCGTTTTCTTTGCTGCGACGATAAAGCCGGTTCTTTTCCGAGAGCGTGACCGGCGTTGCGTGCACGACGAGCTTCCACTCTGGCACGTCGATCTTGCGCGTGCCGAGTGATGCGAAATGTTCTCTGACTAGGTCGATTGCGTCCATGTGTGTGTTGTGTTTTTTGCCTGCGAAATTAAGCCGTCAGGGTGCTGAGCGGACCGTTGCCCTCGAAGGCGATCGAGCCCTCGATAATGCCGTCGAATGACGCGGAGACGTTAAACTGGGTCACGATGGCCGCGCCCGAATAGTAAACGTCGCCGGTCGATGCGCCCTCTGGGTAAAGGTTGAGCGTGACCTGCGAGCCGATGGTGATCAGGAGCTGGCCGGCGTCGCCTTCGTCCCAGTAAAGGTCACCAGAAACCGAGAACGATTTCATGGATGCAAGCCGGGTGCGGTAGGTGTCGCCGAGGACCGAGTCCTCCACGGTGTCGGAGGTGTGGGTCAGAGCGTAGTTGCGCAGCTCGCCGATGGTCGTGCTGGATAATTTGATGAGGCCTTCGCGGCCGAGTTTGGTTGCCATAAAATGAGGTTAGTCGGTTGAAAAATAGATGCAGTTGAAAGTGTGCCGAGCCGAGCCGAAGCGCCGGTCCTCGTCTGGCTCAATCGTATATTCCACGGACGTCAAATGCAGGTCTTGACACTGACCGCCCAGCGTAACGTCCGCGAGCACCGCCGCCTCGACCGCTGCGCTTCCGGTGTCGAAAAGGTCATCGATCAGGTAGGTGCCGCTTTCGGCGATAAAGTAATCCACGACCAGCTGCAGCTGGCGGTATTGCGTGCGGTTGCTCGGCCCGAGCGTGCGCACCTCGATCTGCTCGCTGACCGCGTAAACGGCTGCGGCCGGAAAGCTGATGCTCGCAATCGTGTTGTTGCGCCCGCGCAGGATGTTCGCGGTCGGAACGACGAGAGCGCCGGTCAAGGCGTTGGCGGTGGCGTTGCGGATGTTTGTGCGGGTGCTCATGCTTCTTTTGGTATGACCATGCCGCCCTTTACTTTTGCGAATCCAAGATTCACGGCGCGGTTGGCGTTGAGTGCTCGGATCTTCGAGAGCGTGACCTTGTATCGAATTTTTAAAGCCGAATCCACTACGCGTTGCAGGTCTGGAATCTTGTTGCCGGTGGTCCGTGCGCTCACGAAAGGATTCTGCCCGAACTGCACTTGCGCGGTTCCGGCCTTTGCCATGTGCCGACGAATCCAAGCTGGCACGCGAACGCCGCACGCCATTGCAGCCGCAGCAAATCCAGCCTTCGCGAGACCGACCTTTTTTTGAGTGTATTTCAGATACGCGTCTGCCGCCTGATTAGAAATCCACATTTGATCCTGCACCTGCCAACGGCCGATTGCGCTGCGCGTGACTTGCTTCGGCCTTCCGCGCTCGTTTCTGTTCGCGTAGTGAAAGGCGCGCATCTGCGCGATGGATGCGCCCGGTTGCCAGAACTTGCGATAAATGCGGATTTTCTTCGAGCCCTCCCAGCCAAGGTTCACGCCCATCGTTTCATTCTGCCCGTCGCGTGGTGGAACTTCCGTTGAGTTTCCGATCTTCTGAAAAAGACCGATGCTTTTTTCTTTGGCCAGTTGTCGGCCTCCGAAGAGGTCGCCCAAAATTGCGTTCTCGCCTTGCTTCCGCGCGTTGGTGCTGAGTCCGCCTGCCTTTGTTTTTGTGATCGTTCCGCCGGTCACGATTGGGATCTGAGTCTGTGCACCTTTTGCCAATTTGTCGCCAGTTGGCGGCGTGATGAGCATGATGGTCCGAGCGACGTATGCGCCCTCCTGCTTAATGACCAGACCGAGATCGACCTTCGCAGCGTCGGCGAGTCTCGCGAGCGCATACTCCAGCTTACTCGTATCTGAAAAGATCGAAATCATATTACCTTTGCGACTCCCAGCTCACATCCCGCGCCCTCGGCGTCCAGCGTCACGCGCTCAACGTAGTAGGTGATTCCAGCCCGGGAAAGCGTCTGCGTCACCTTCGGCGCTGCGCTGACGCTCGTCGTCAAAAGGAAGATCGTAAACTTGCTGTCGTCCCGTCGTTGGTCCTCGAAGTCGGCAAACGCATTGCTCGCCGCTGACCAGACGCCGGTCACCGCCGCGCCCTGATACGTAAACGAAATGCCGGCCTGCTCCAAGATCGCGGAGAAGTCGGAGTTGATCTGCGTCGGTTCGAAGTCTCGGACGGCGGCCATACAATTGCTCGAATCGTCAAACCGCGGGAAAGTGCTGCGCGTGCAGCGCCGGCCGGTTAGCTTTGAGCCACGGCTCGGCGTCTGCCATGCACTTGGCCGCGTCGTTGCCGCAGGTCTGAGAGCCGACGTGGTGGACGTATGCCCTTGAAACGAAGTGCCTGCGCTTCATGTCGGCGCATTGCACGTCGTCGCTGAACCAGTTGATCGGGGGGAAATCGACCCACGCGTCTCGGTGAATCCAAGCGCAAATCGGCGCGATGACCGGCGTCTCGATGATGCTGCGCTCTGACTGGAATCGCAGGAAGTCCAAGCGCCCGGATCCGCAGCGGATGTTCTGTGCCCCGCGTGCGTAGTCGGACCGCGCTGCGACGTAGCCGACGTTATCGCAATGTTCTTTGATCAGTTGCACGTCCGCGAGAAGATCGCGCCACGTCGTCGGCGTGAAGACGATGTCATCGTTGCAGACGACGATCTGGTCGTGCTCCTTGAAAGCGATTGCCGCCGCGTGGTTGTAAGCCTCGCCGAACGTCGCGCCGACGCCGTGGAAATAGTAGGTGCGGACCTCCCGAGGCACGTAGGCCTTCACCGACGCCTTGAGCACGTCGAGGCAGCGTGCGTTGGTCGTGCAGACGACGATGGCCGGCTCGGGAATCATGCCTTTTTTGCTCCCAGAATTTGCTCGATGTTTTCGGCGTCAATCAGCGTGCAGCCGCTCGCCAAGATGCGATCGTCCCAGCCGTGCGGCGCCACCATGCCGTCCTCAGCGTTGACCTGAATCACGCCCAGCTCGGCTGCGCTCGGCTCGCCTACGTCGTGCAGAAATTGCTTCGCCATCCCCATCGTCTCGGCGTCGTCGGCACGCACGAGAAAGCGGTGTTCGATGCGCTCCGGCTGCGCCGCTGTCGAAAGCCACGCGTCGCGGAAGGCGACTGATTTGGTCGAGTTCCCCAGCGTCTTTTGCGTCAGCCTGATCTTCGGTGCGGTGTGCTTGTGAAACACGAGCTGCAACGCCGCAGCGTCGTCCAGTTGGCCGGCGAGACGGTAGGCCCGCGCCGCGAGATCGTGCCCGGCCCAGCCATACCACTTGACCTCGTGAGTCCACGGTCGGTCCTTTGCGGTAGGCTCGGGAAGCGCGAGCATCCGCGATGCCCAAAAGCTCGCCCGCTTGCCGTCGTTGCGCTCGAAGCTAAGCAGAATGACCGACGCGATGGCCTCGCGGCACCAAGGGAAAACACCGTGCGCCGACATTGCGAACTGCATTGCCTCGCGCCGAGAAGCGACGAGCCGCGCAAGGTTTAGCCCGACCTCGTAGCGGAAAGAATCGTCAAGGTTCGGGAAGCTCAGCGCGATGCGGCCGAACTGCTCAGCGGCCGTCTTGTTTCCGGCGCAATAATGCTCTTGGTGGACATAAAAATACTGGGTCGCCGACTCCGCTACGCTGCGCCCGAGGATCGCCAAGTTTCGTTTGCGATTGTCCTGCTTGATCGCAATCGGCTGATGATGCCAGACCGGCGTCGCCCAATCGAAATGCCGGTCGTTCGGCAGCAGGAGCAGGTTCTCGTGAACGTCGTGATGCCACACGCGCCCGCTCGCAAATGCGTTGCGCCGCACGATGCGCTCGCGGTGAAGCTTCTTCCCGGTGCCGCGCACGTCGTAAGGACATCGGACCATAAGCACGTCCTCCGATAGCTCCGCGAGCCGGTCTCGAAGCTTCTCGGCGTCCGCAATCACGTCATCGCAGTCGGCCCAAATCAGCCAATCGCCGCACGCCTGCGCAAACGCCTGATTGCGCGCTCGGGCGAACGAATCGACGTGCTTCCATGCCTGCGCCGTGGCGCCGTTCTTATATTCGCTGAACACGAATCCGACCGAATGATGCAAGCACCAGTCGCGCACGATCTGCTCGGTCGCGTCCGGTTCCTGAGAGCCGATGGCGCGAACGAGCGACACCTCGTCAATCACGCCGTCGAAGCTCTCGAGCATCGCGCCGATTTGTGCCGCCTCGTTTCCAGCAATTACGCAGAGGGAAAGTATCATGTTGGTCGTTGTGTGTGCGTCAGGTCTTGCTGATCGCTCGGAGCGGTCAAAACAAAAAGCCCCACGCCGTGAAGCGTGAGGCTGTTTTTCCGAACCTAGTTAAGATTAGGAATACTGCGTGGTGATCAGCTGACCGGCGTTCGCATTGACCACCTTCTCGGCGGTGTATTGCGAGGCGCGGACGATGTTCGACTTGATCGCCTCTTCGCGATAGGTCGATACGCCGATTGCCGGTCCATACTCGGACCAGTTCAGCGTGAAGCCTGCGCCGCCGCCGAAGTAGCCGGCTCCGGCCTGCGTAACCGAGCCGACCCAGATGAAGGTGTTGGCCCACGCATTTGCAGCGGAGAAGGCAACGCCCTCGGGTGCTTGGTCGTAGGAAGCGCGACCGATCAGAACCTCGGCGACGCCGAAGACTTCGGCGGCCGCTTGGGTGCTGGCGTTCAGGATCGTGTCAGTCGAAAGACCGGTGCCGCGAAGGCGGTTCTGGAATTTTGTGCTGGCGCGGATGCGGGTCCAGACCGGGTAAGGAATCACGACCTTGGTGTTCGTGGTCGATTCTCCCTTGGAAAGCAAACGGTCGAGAGCTTCTTGAACGTCAGCGCCGACATCGAAGGTCGCCAGATTGGCGGTCGTGTAGGCGGTGCCCGAGTTGGTCGCCGTGAACGTGCCGCTGTCGAAGATTTTGGCAGCGACGCGAAGCTCGTGCGCGAGCAGAAGTTTGCGCTTGGCGAGTTT